CCGGCGTCACGTGTCTGCTCACGCAGAATTCTCCGTGGGTTGGTTAACCCACGGGTGAGTGTCCATTTGGAGCTCACCCCAATCATCGAAAAGGAAGAATTCAGCGGGCAGGCAGTCCACATACAGTGGACCATCGGATGTCTCCGATGGCCCTAAAGGTGGACCCAAAGGTGTCGTTGTCACATGTGTGATCGCGAGTAGGGACCTTGGATCTAGCTTGATGTTTGCCTTCAAAAGGTAACTTTCAACGCCTTTTCCTAAATCCTTCGTTCTTCCCTTGAGCCGAGGCCAAGGAACGAGTGTGTTGAGATATTCAACACCTCGGTTAAGCTTTCGCTTAACAGAACTTAAACAATAGAGAGGATCCGTAGCGCCCGTGGGCGCTATCAAACGTTTTACGTTCGAAACCATTGCCAGAGCACGCTCTGCGCACTGGTCCGGCGTTGGACCTTTCCCCTCTATGTCAACTAGCGACCCTAGCGCTTCTACCGCCTCCTTTGCCGCAGATATCCAGAACACCCTTTCGCCTTGCGAAAGAGTGTTCCCTACGGCAAGGGACCACGCGGAAGTGAGGTGGTGCAGCAGCACGGTGGTTTTATCCTGTGACATCGCGACACGTACGGCTCTAACCCATTTGGGCCGAAGAGCGCGGTACGCAGACGCCACGTCGCGGATAGAACCTGGCATGCCAGCACCCCCCACTCCACGTGGGAGACAGGGCGGTAGGCCTTGCATATCGAGCGAGCGGTAAACCTTGTAATAGAGATCTTGGACAAATGCTATCACTGCATTTGGGTCTCTATACTGGTTTATCGCCCGGCACATTGTTGGACCCATCATCCATATAGGACATGGGGGTTGGCCTTTCTCAAGGCTAACTCCCTCCAACAATGGGCGAACGGAACCTGTCTTCAGGACTTCTGGTGTGACTAATGTCATCGGAGCAATCCTCCCCACAGTAACGGTACTGTGCAGAGTGATCAACTCCTCGACTAGTACTCCACAGTTGGGGGATTGTAAGTCCTTACCAGCTGATGGTGCACCACCAGTCTCCTCAAGACAGGACGTGTAACCGAGGGAGACTTGTATGGGTGCGTCTAACAAAACGTCATCCCCTACAATCTTTACCCGGGCACGATCCCGTTTCCTCGATGATCGTCTATTCCCGGTCACGGTCCAAGCCCTCTCTACTAAACCTAGGTTATATATTGAGAGTATTGGCCATGACGTACCAAGCCCCATAAGGACACCACCCACGGTGGTGACAAAATGGTCGGGAGCATATGGAGTGATATCCACACGCATCCTCATTGGCCCGGTACAGAGTCGGAGGCAATCCTTCAGGAATGGCGACCAAGCCACAACCTCAAGGATCCCCTCGACAATCGGGGAAACGACCCCAAAGGGCATCAAGTCGGTAGCCCTCGTCATGTCTACAGATCGTAGCACATGATTCGGGCCCCGCAGGGCCTCCTCCATAGATGCGGCGAAGCTCAGCATAGGTGCTGGGTCCGTCGGATCCGTTCGGGAGTCCCTCTTGAGCAGGCCTAGCAGGATGGAATTCAAGAACATGGAGATATAGACAACACATGACGTGACCGGGGTCACCATGCGTGTCTTCTCACCACGTTCTTGTATAACGACCTGCCTGATCTCTGGGAGATCACCTGCGTCCATCATCTCTTTAAGCTGCACGGCCATGGCCGTGTATGCATAAAGATGCTCGAGTAAGAGTTCCCATTCCTGGGGACCGATACCGTGCAATCGGTAGTACTCATCCCGATACGGGAATAAGTCCTCACCAACCATGACAGACCGCACTTTGGCGCAAGGACCATCAGGCGAATCAATCGCAGGTTCCTCCAATCTCTTCAGGGAGAATGGAAGGTCCTGAGTAACGAACCTGATGGTAGCTTCACAATTCGTGTAGGACCTTGACTTAAGGGAGCATACTGCGTCCCGTATTGCAGCCACTAATCCCCCTCCCTTTACCGTAGACCCGAAGGTCGCCGATAGAGAGGTGGGGAACGTCGCCTTCTGATCACGTAGAGTTCGCTTCGTCCAAGACGTTGCGAACCTTCGGAACCAAACACGCACTTTCCGTTTTACGGGAAAGGCACGTGTGAGGTCCTCCAAATGTTGCTTCTTAGCTTGAAGAACATCAGAGGGATCAGGCAGCGGGCCGGCTCGGGAAAACCGAGACAGCTGGTGCAAAACCTGTTTCTGCGACTTAGCGTCGTAGCCAGAGAGCGCTAGTTCTCCGGCGAAACAGGAAGTCAAGGTAGGTAGATACGGTGGTGTGTCGACTCCCATTAGGGTGTCTTCCACAGCCACGCGTCTCAACCAATTGGATAGCCCCTTGAAGGCAGTTTTAGGTGAAGTCCTTATGGACTCCATCAATAAGCTGTCAACAAGTCGCTCAAACCCGTGCCTCGCAGCACGGCGATGAACGCTTGGAGGGCCACCTATCCACACGTTGTTCCAGGCCGACCCGAAGGCGGTTGCACACCCTATTACTAGGGCTTGCAACCACCGACGGATCGGTGCTGTGACAACGACTCGCGGAGAGACCCTAAGTCGGATTCCATTCGACTTCTGGTGTTCCCCTCGGATGACAATTGTCATCCATCGGGGGGATGTCTCCACGCCGCCAACCTTGGTTGGCGGTGTGACCCGCGGAGCCCGGACACCAGTCCGGACCCCTCCTTGCGCATGAACATCTTTGGAAAGTTTTGACTTTTTGAAGATGGGCA